TTCATATTCATATTCATATTCATATTCATATTCATATTCATATTTTCATATTCATATTCATATTCATATTCATATTCATATTCATATTCATATTCATATTCATATTCATATTCATATTTTTATATTCATATTCATATTCATATATTGACCTTAAAACCACGGTTTCAACTCTAGTGTCTTATGCTTGTAGTCCGAGAAATTAGGTCGCGCAATCGGTGTATACATGTTACTCACATCGCGCTTATACTGAATGTATCCCTCCGCCTCTCCATGCACACGAGGAACACAATATTCAAATACTAATTCATTCAACTCTATAATCTGCTGCCGAATATCGACGGGAGAATTGGCTGAGTTCTGAAGGTAGATTGTGCGCATGATGATACGCAATGTATCGCAATCTTGTTCGCCGATGACGTATTTTCCACGTGATCGCAAGTATACACCTGCGCGTATACCATTTTGGATAATCTGCATATTTTCCTTGCTAAAGAATGCATTGGAAAGTGGCGAATTCTCCCAGATACCGTTCAACGCGTCACGATAAGTAACACATTGATGAACTGGGTTTTTATCATAAAGCGCAAATTGGTCCTGGGTTTGCGGAGTGACGATATCAAGACGCCCGTTTTTCGGTTGTCCGATAAATGTTTCTTCCGGAAAAGTGCGGTAATCAAACCGATTCATTCTAAAATTATTCTGTATATTATATAGAATATCGTATATTTTAATACTTAATATTTTGATAGATTACGATGGATATTACTTCAGGCGCTAAAAATGTTGGGTCTTCCGCCTTTGGAAGTTCATCATCGAGTTCTAGTGACAGTGGAGGCGGTGGAATGTTTAGCGGATTTTTCAACTTGTCTATTCAAAAAATGGTTCTTTTACTTGCAATTATCGCGTTTTTTATATCGGTGGGATCTGTAGCTATTTTACTATGGAAGTCGAAGAGCACGCAGACTTGGCCGCCAGAGATATCAAAATGCCCGGATCGTATGGACATTAGTGGAAACATTTGTGTTGATAATTATGGATTATGGGCGACAAGTTCTTCTCCGATATATACACCACAACCAACCCGATGTGACGATTACAATAGAGCAAAAGATTTGACTTACAATTCTAGTGGATTGACAACAGATAGCGAAAAATATGTTCCGTGGGAAGGAGTAATTGATGGGCAAAAATCACGTGCGAGTTCGCTGAAATGTTTGAACTAGTTACTCAGACTAGGATCGTTTCATCTGATGATTGACATAAAGTATATTAGTTTATGTCAATGTCTGTCTGCGTGTGTGTCTGCGTGTGTGTCTGCGTATATTGCAATTTTATATCCGAAAAGCACCTGGTGCTGCCGACGATGCTTGCTGTGCAACGGCCGGAAGAGAATCGGACGCTGAACCAACCCCAAATGTTCCTGCCTTCATGTTGCTCGTAACACACATTGAGTAGAACAATCGTGATTGGAAGTACATCAATGCGTACACCAAAATCATCAAAAATGAGTATAATCCACTCATGAACGTTATTTTTCCCCTAAATAATAGAACAAGTGATGTGATGAAACCTAAACTAGCCACTGCCAAGAAAATAAAATTCACGACAGTAAGCCAGTAAAAAAGCAAGCAATAATCCTTATCAAGAGGTGCAAATAGTTGTTGAATTGCATCCATTTTCTGAATATACCGAGTTATAATATATAAAAACAAAAAAAGGTATTCAAATAGTGTCTAAAATATTTAATATTGTAACCGTGATATTATAATGAATCGAACAGAACAAATAACACGACCGATTACATCAATTAATTATACGCAATTTCTAGGTAGAGAAACAATATACAATAATATACGTGACTTTTTGACGTCATTCCAAAAAAACAAGACAGATCTTACATTCAAACGTGGTGTATATATCTATGGTGCACCTGGATCAGGAAAAACCGAATTCGTTATCCGTTTATTAAAAGAGTTAAATTATGATATGGTAAAATATGATGCAGGCGATATACGAAATAAATCGATCATTGAATCCATTACACAGCACAATATATCCGACAAGAATATCATGTCAATATTCCAGCGTAAGGTGCAGAAAATCGTGGTAGTGATGGATGAACTTGACGGAATGAATAATGGTGATAAAGGTGGTATTACGTCTTTGATCAAACTGATTCGCCCTAAAAAAACGAAGAAACAGAAACAAGAAGAAATCACAATGAATCCGATTATATGTATTGGAAACTATCATATAGACAAGAAGATCAAAGAACTCATGAAGGTCTGTTATGTGTATGAATTGAAAACTCCAACACCGGCGCAAATGACACAAATCATCGATATTACGATGGGTGTAAGTGTTGATGTCGGAATGCGAAAGAATATAGTTGCATTTGTGCAAGGAAATCTCCGCAAACTTGGTGCCGTTGCCGAGATGAGTAAGAAGTCAAATACCATTCTTGCAAATAATATCCTTCATGCAATATTTCAACCCAAAACGTATAATGAAGATATCAAGAAAATAACTGAAAAACTGTTGAATACTGAGTATTCAATATCAGAACATAATGTGCTTATCAATGAGACGGATCGAACAACGATTGGATTATTGTGGCACGAAAATGTGATTGATGTCTTAGAGAAAATGCCGATAGAAATTTCTGCGCCATTTTACAAATTGATTCTTGATAATATTTGTCAGGCCGACTACTTTGATCGCATCACATTTCAGAATCAAATATGGTTGTTTAATGAATTATCGTCGCTTATCAAAACATTCTATAATCATTATTTGTATCATAAATCGTTTCCAAAGAAGGCGCGGTTTCATCCTACCGAGGTACGTTTTACAAAAGTGCTTACGAAATACAGTACGGAATACAACAATCAACTATTTATACAGAATTTGTGTATGCAACTTTCGATGGATCAGAAAGACTTATTTGTATTTTTTCTGACACTTAAAAAGCAATATACGGAGGATGAAATACCGCGTATATTAGAAATGTATGAAATTACAAAATTGGATGTAAATCGTATTTACAGGTATTTAGATAAATATATTGAAAAAATGGATCATAATTTCATATCAGGAAGTAGTAGTAGTAGTAGTAGTTTAAGCGCAGAGATGGAAGTTAGTGAATGTGGATGTGGATACGGAGGAGGTAGCAATGTATTGCATGAAGAACCTGACGCGAATATCATAGAAAATAATGAGTAAATTATCTATGTTTGTATCTATGCGTTTGAATAAACTCAAAAAGATATAAGGATTATTTAGAAACATTTTATTTAGTAGTATGGGTGCATCTATTTCGTTGGATTCCAAGTACCGATTGATTTTAAATACGGAAGTGGAATGTATTTCTATCAATGCAACCTCATCGTCAGGAGCAGTTACTGGTGGTGGAGATCATAAAAAGAAGCAACATGATAAACGACATCATAGCGACAGTAGCAGCGAAAGTGGAAGTGACAACAGTGGCAGTGACGGAAGCGGAAGCGAAAGTGACAGTGGAAGTGGAAGTGGAAGTGATAGTGATAGTGACAAGACGTACACGGTAAAACTAACACCAGAGATTATCGGATATATTCGTAGTTATATTCGTAAAAACCAGTTTTTGGATGAGTTTGATTTAATTACGGAAATTGATCTTGATAAATATGAACATGCACCAGGTTCGGCACTTGTATTCAATTCAGACTCGATTGTATTCATGACAAATAATCAGTCTTTAGAGGCAGTAGGTGAATGGGAGTACATTGAATCCGATAAACATCCGGTAACATCGAGTAAATCAAAGTCTAAAAATGGGCGTGGACATGGACGTGACCGTCGCCGGGATGATAGTGATGATGATGACGACGACAATTATGAACAAAAACAATCAAAATACAAAACAAAGGACGATGATCTTCCGGTTAGCGAGATCGAGAATATTATTACTGAGAAATTTCAACAATATAATAAGTCGCGAGAGTTTGTTATTCATGAATCAAAGAGCAGTTTTCTTGTTTTGATGATCAAGTCAGTCGAAATTGTAAAGGTGTAAGGTATAAATAGTTTGTAATATGTCGTGAAAAACGCGACACATTACAATTGCATTCGATTGTATTGCATTCCATTACATGTAGATTGTCTCATTTGTTTTTGAATCCGTCTCTTTTGTTTGAACTAATATATCATATTTTGATTGAAGAATACGGAATTCTTCTTTGAGTTGGGCAATTTCGTTATTTCGCTGTTCAACGTCTGTCTGCAATTGTTGAATAATCTGGACTACCTGCTGGTTATTTAATGTGACTGGTGGTTGCCCGGGTTGCTGTAAAATGATTTGTCCGCCGGCAGCGCTACCACCATTACCGGCTGCTGCTGCTGCATCTTCCGCCATTTTCGCGCGTTCTTTTTCCAACTGAATCGTTTGTGCAATAACATCTGGTTTCATTTCAGGACGTCCCGGTGCATAATTCTCCAATAATTTTTCAAGTTCAACCATATAAAAGTGTCGAAGTGTTTGATCTTTGATGAAATCCATTACTTTTTTGGGTGAATCTCTCACAACATCAGGATTCGCATTCACCAAGAGTTTACGTTTATCAAACGTATTATGTTCATGTGAGAAGACCAATATCACCTTCATTGGGTCCAGTTGCACGAAAGGAACTGTATAATCTTTTAAGAATGCACGCTCTTCGGCCAAACATGCGTCATCATTATACTTGTTGTTTTTTATAAGTTTACGTTTAAACGCAAATGTTCCAGCTGTCGCATGATTTGGTCCATAGGGTCCAAATCTCTTCATTTGTCCAATATGTTTAAAATAAATATAGATTTCACTTGAACCAGCGCATAAAGCGTCAGGATGTGTAATTAACATATGAACTGCATGAGATACACGTTGCGGTGGATAATAATCATCATCGTCCATATATACCAGAATCTCCCCGCGCGACTTTTCGTGCAGTAAATTTCTCTTTTTTCCAAGTGTCATTTTCGTATCATATTTAAAGTATTTGACGCGAGGATGTGACGCAACGAGATCTTCGACTGGATCAGTGCCATCATCGATAATAATCCACTCCATTCGATCCTGTGGATAGTCTTGATTGTTGAAACATTTGATCATTGCATTTATAAACGGGCGTCGATTAAATGTCGGTGTACAAACACTGACAAATGGGAACGCCTTAAAGTATTCTGGTGTTGATTTTTGAGGAACTCCAACACATGATACACTGGTGCTTGCAGTTGACTTTTTATTCTTACCCATTCTTAATGTATTATAGTAAGGTCAGTTATTTATGTTCTTTCTTCATTCCTAACCACTCCAGTTTTTAATTGTATTAAAGAAATTCATAATACCTTGCCAATAATGCGTAAGATACAAAACAAGCAACATCAAAATCACGATGGCCGCAACATTCAAATCAAGATACTCAAACGCATAAAACATGAGTGTAAGATTAAAGAAGAAGAAAATAATTGGCACATATCGCGAATAAAGATCTCGATATTCATCCCAGTGAAATAATGGGTAAATAAATAATGTTCCGATAAACTGCAAGAGTTGGACAACATATGAAATAACCGGAATTATACCGAATCCGAATGCAGTAAATAGCGACCATAATGAACCACCAATAAACTCCTTTCTGTTTTCAGTAGGATTCAAAATCATACCAATTACGGTTGTAAAAAACGGTCCTCCCATCAACATAAACGCGCCTAATAAAATAAGAATAAATGGCATTAAAATAATAAGCAGTGGGGAAATGACCATGTATAATTCTTTCGGTATATTTTGAGATAATTTGGTAATATAACCGAATAGTGCTCGTAACATTGCGCGGTCCGATGAAAACGAAAATATAAATGCATTATTGATCCATTGTTTAAAACGGGCCTTAATGAATTCCCAATTCAATAAATTCACTTGTGTGACACCTTCCTCAACACTTTCTTTTACCATATCTACGTCTTGTTTTGTAAGACAAAACCATTTAAAGACATAGGTATCAAGAAGAATTGCTGCTTTCAGATATATTTTTTTAGAAGTTTCAAGTTTGGGGTCATCTGCGATTCCGCCGAATTTATCGTCACACTCTTTTTCACATGACGTATATTCATTTGTATAACAATATGGCCACTTTGTTCTATCTGTAGGAAACAATGTTTCAAGATTAAGATTATTGTTTCGAATACTTTCTGGCGTGCAATAAAAGAGTATGTTTACGCAGACAACCGAAATAATAAGCGTTTCGATAAAAAGAGTAAGAACACTCAAACCGAATTCTTTTAACGCGTTAACATCGAATAGTGATGTTGGTTTGGCTTTCTGTTTCGTTTTATCAGTAGATGAATCTGCTTTTTTTTCGTCGTCTTCTTTTTTATCTCCACCGAACGTTCCGCCTACTTTGCTAAATGCACCGCCTTCCTCCTCTTCTTCTTCGGCGCCTTCTTCGCCAGTGTCTTTCGTTTCATCATCATCATCCGCCATTGTATAATGATTCAAGTTATATATACGAGAGAATATTATCGATGCGGTTTAGCGCGCGTACATTAATCCACAGTTACCTGATACGAATGTGAGAACATTATATCGTTCTTCCAGAATATGAAAATCGTAATTATATAGGTAAATATTCACATTGGGTTTGTTCATACCGATAATCTCTCGAGTGTTCGGATTACAGATCACTTTTACTTCGGCCATAGTATCTAACGGTGGATAGATCGTCGACAATTCCAATTCGATTTGATTAAATTTGCTCATATTGATTGCCCCGCTAGGTTGAAGATCGAATGGATCCGAGTTAATGCAGAAATTATAACAGTATATACCAGGTTTTGCGCTACCACGTGTGCGCGTATATTTTTCGACATAATTGTAAACGCCCGAATCCAGAATATTCTCTCGATACTTTCCATTCAGAGAGATACCAAGCATCTGTAAAATATCGCGTTCATTCTCAGATTGAAAGTCGCCAGTAATATGAAGTCCAGTGAGACGTTTATCGCGCGGGTTGATACCCGGTCCAATTCCATTCTTCGGACCATTTTTATCAAAGAAGTAGCGGTCATTTGCAAATTCAGGGTTCAGATTCGTAAGCAGATCGGTGGTCTGGCGAATATCCTCATTAAACATCGATGGTCGCCAGTCGTCATCAATTGGCGCAGGAATGATGTCATATGGCAGATAATTATACGGCCAGTTTGTATAATTGCTCCATTCGTTACGAAGATTCACGTCACTTCGTTGGAAGAACATTGTCCATGACGATACCATACCCATCGAATTTTCTATTTTGATTTTCTTACTTCCAGTGACATCATTGAACGTCCAATCATAATACGACTTAATGAGGTACTTTTGTTGATTTGCAGCAAAGACTTTGGATTCATCATCCGAGAGAAAGCAATAAGTCGCTATAAGATGCACATCCGCGTTCCAATCTGTGCGAATACTCGGGTATGCATTCTGTGATAAATCGATATTAGGTGGTGGGTATAAAAAACGCCACATTTGGTGAAGTGGGTTTGTGAAATCCGGTTGGATGACGGGCCAATAATTAACTGGATCGCCTACATCGCGTATGGTGAAGAGTTCTTTCACTGGACGAAGTGTTACATCGATTTGAAGTTGATTATACTGAAGACAAACAAGTGGAAACGCCATTTTTGAAGAAAGGGTGAACCATGCATTAATTGGAATGTATATTTTACGACCACGAATCGATGGTTCTGCACCAGAAATATTTCTTGTTCGATAGGCATTTGGGTATTGATTTAATCGAGCACCAGAACACCCGGGATTGTATAATTCGGGAACATGACCAGTCATTTCATTATACAACTCACGCTTTGTTGCGTCGAGATCACGCTCTATAATTGCCATTAAATTATTTCCTGTGAATTTTTGAAGCGTCATACCGCCGACGGAAATCACAATTTCTTTTACCATTTGGGTTCCCAGATTTTCTATCCAACGAAATTCGTAAGGAGCCCACATATCTTCGACACGTGCAGGAGGATGAATCGGACTCCAAATCGATGGTAATGTCACACATATATACGTATCCATAAGTAGTTCTGCATACCTCGGAATATAAAAGGTGAATTTTGATTCCTCGGTCATTCGCAGTTTCTTCTGCCCGTCAAAATCAATTCTAAACTTTTGAAGACCGAAATTCGTATATTTAAGGTATGTACTTTTAAAAAAAGACTTTTTTGGGTTTCCATTTAAAATAACATTTTGATTGCCGGTAGCAATGAGATTCAATAACCCACCAGTCATTTAGTATTTTTAGTTGTTTTCTATTGATTGATACTTCTACTTGTAATAACTTTATATAAAAATATATATGATATATAATTAGAAATGAAAGAATATCAGGTAGAGTTTATATTCATAGGTATTATTATTCTTGGTTTGGCTATATGGAAAATATCCGAGATGGTTAAAACCCGGTGTTATCAAAAACAATCTGTACTCTATGAAGGTTTCTTATCCGCAAAGGTTGCTAACGCAGCTGCCACACTAGATACTAATCTTCACTTTTATCAGAAGCGCAGAATATCTTTAAAAAAAACTCGGAAATTCTTTCAACAGAGAATTTTACTGTAAATACGCCGGAATATGAAATGACGATACATCAGCGTAAAAAGGCTGCAACGTCATTAGATCATCTTACACCATCATCGAATACGTCGTCGTCGTCGTCGTCGTCATTGTCGACGCAACCGATTCTTGAAGATTACAAAGAAGGTATGACAAATGCGAACGAAAATACACAGGATATTATAGATAAAAATATCACATCGATTTCTAGAACGGATAATCAGTCGAAGTTTAAATTGCGTGACTACTACATTAAAACTGCGTATAATGCATTTAATCCTGATAAATTCAAGAATTCGAATGTAAGCATGGATGCATTTCTTTATGTGATTGCGCGCGGTTGTAGATGTATTGATTTTGAAGTATTTTCAGTAGAGAATCAACCGGTTATCGCGTCATCATCAGTGAATTCATTTAATTATAAAGAAACTTATAATCATATTCCAGTATCAGAAGCATTTGAGGTGCTAGGTAATTATGTGTTTTCGGCGTCAAAATGTCCAAATCCGGGCGATCCATTTATTATTCATATGCGGATGATGTCGCAAAATATAACAATGTATGACAATCTTGCAAAAATTATATCACAAAGTAAGTCGGTGGCGCGGTATTTGCTTGGTCCGAAATATGGTCGCGAATATCAGTCGAAAGATTTAGGCAACGAGAATCTTCTCGATTTTAATGGGAAAATAATTTTAATGGTAGATGGTTCAAATCCTGTATACCGAAAAACAAAACTATTTGAAATGATCAATATGAGTTCGAACTCGCTTTTTCTTTCCAAGTATACGTATTTTGGTGTAAAAAATGTAGGTGATCCGCAAATATTCAAAGATGCGAATAAGAAGAATATGTGTATAGTGCTTCCAGAGAAGGGTGGGCGTCCTATCAACGAAGGTCACAATGGTCCCTTTGCATGGGGATGTCAAATCGTCGCCATGTGTTTTCAGGAAGAGGCGCGTGATGAAAAACTTAAAGCGTATGAAGACAAGTTTGCGTCAGTGGGTTACGCGTTTGTTCTCAAACCGGAGGACTTGCGTTATGTTCCGATTACGATTCCTGCGCCAAAACCGCCCAATCCCAAGGCATCTATGGAATCTAAACCGGCTGAGGCAGCCGGAGGTGTTAAAATTACGTTGTAAATTAAAAACAACAGAAGAATATGACTACTATTATTATCTAATCATATGATAGATATCATCATATTATTTACATTAGGGTTATGCCGTATAACAATATTCATGAAAAAAACAGCAAAGGAGAAGACGACGATGTAACCTACGACGAAAAAGAACTAGAAATTTTGCGCCAAGCAGTAGACCTGGTTGAAAAAAGGAAGGGTGAATCAATCATTCGTGATCCCAAGGTAAAAAAAATTATTTCCATCGTTGAAGAATTTATTGCAGACAAGAAGCTTGTATGTTATGGTGGAACTGCAATCAATAATATTCTACCAGAAGACGCCCAATTTTATAATAAAGACATCGAACTCCCTGACTACGACTTTTATTCAGATAATGCGCTCGATCATGCAAAAGAACTGGCGGATATTTATTATAAAGCCGGATATGAAGATGTTGAGGCCAAATCAGGTGTTCATCATGGCACATACAAAGTCTTCGTGAATTTCACTGGTATTGCCGATATTACGCAGATGCAACCATCGTTATTCAAGGCAATCTCTCGAGACGCCATTATTAAAAGTGGAATACGTTATGCTCCACCAGATTTTCTCAGAATGGCCATGTATTTAGAATTGTCGCGTCCAGATGGAGATGTTTCCCGCTGGGAAAAGGTGCAAAAACGATTAACCTTATTGAATAATTATTACCCATTGAAAGGGTATGAATGCGACAAAATAGAATATCAGCGCGGGTTTGAAGGCGCCACAAGGTCAAATACAGGGGAAATTAGTATTTCAAAAAGTAGGTCAAAGACGCGGTCGAAGTCAAAGTCTACGAGGACGACCCGTTCTACGAAACGTGGTGGCGGAAGCAGTAGATTCGGAAGTAGTAGTGTAAAGGAGTTGAAACGAGATGCGATTAAAGGTGTAATACGTAAGTATCGTCATTTGGGTGCGTATATGAAACACTTATATTTTGCTGTTCCATCTCACGAGGAAACAATTGGTGATTTTAAATATACGATCGAAGAAGATAAATTGACGCATCGTTATCGATTAATTGCAACATACGAGAGATTATTAGGAAAAGATGACGAATTCATTATATATTCAATGAAACAAAAAGAGTTGGATGCAGATTCAAGTCCGAGCAAGAGTGAGAGTGAGAGTGAGAGTCCGAGTAAGAGTCCGAGTGAGAGTCCGAGTAAGAGTGAGAGTGAGAGTGAGAGTGAGAGTCCGAGTAAGAGTAAGAGTAAGAGTCCGAGTGAGAGTAAGAGTAAGAGTAAGAGTCCCGAATTCTCTGTAAGTAAATCAAATATTTCGTATTCAAGTAGTCGAGAGAAAGAACTGGCGGAGAGTGATGTGTATAATATTGTTCGTAATGTATTTATCAAAAACCGCGCAGTATTTTTTGGTGGGTATGCGAATATATTGTATTCACGATATATGCCAAAACAACAGCGTCGTATCATTCAAAAAATCCCCGATTTCGATGTTCTCTCAGAAGAACCCCGCGCTCTCTGTGATGCAGTTGTTCGCGAACTCACTGCGAATAAATATACAGGTGTCAAATACACAAAGCACGCGGGATTCGGTGAAGTCATTTCTGAACATTATGATATCCGTATTGGCGACGAGGTCATCGCATTTTTATACAAACCTCTCGCATGTCACAGTTACAATACAATACGGATCGACAACGAATCGATTCGTATTGCAACAATTGATACAATGTTGAGTTTTTACTTGGCGTTTATTTACGCCGATCGCGTTTATTATGATGTTAACCGTATTTTGTGTATGTCGCAGTTTCTTTTTGATGTACAACAACATAATCGCCTCAAACAGACCGGGTTGTTAAAACGGTTCAGTATTAATTGTTACGGAAAACAACCAACATTAGAATCAATGCGTTTCGAAAAAACAGAAAAATACGAAGAACTTAAAGGAAAGCGTGGTTCAAGAGAGTTCGAAGAGTGGTTCTTGCGATATATTCCATATGAGAACGCTAAGAATAAAGGAAAAAAAACCAATTCAGGACCAAAAACACGGAAACGTAAACAAAAGAAAGAATAAGGTCACACACACACTATCTATCTTAATCCTTCTCCTAGTTTATTCAATAGTTTCATAATGATAAACAATAATACGGCAAACATCGCACTTGTAGCTGTTAAACCTATCATTTTGAAATTGCCATCTTCGCCAAATAATGTCGGCAAAAAATGAAGCAGTTGTGCACGGAAAACCGGCATCTGAAAAATAAAATACATTACTCCAACCAACACGGGGATCTGAATATCATAATAGATTGCTTCAACCGTATCAAGTTGATTCGACTGACGCGTATTGGCGCGAACGATACTTTCCATCGATGTATGGTCGTTGATATAATCTACACCGTCTTGAAAATAAACCGATCTCTGGTCAGGGACATAATTCGGTCGCGCCTGGTCATCGTGTGTAAATGAATTCGGGTTCATCGGAATATCTCTCGTAGGCATCATTGTCATTCCGTTTGCACTCGCGCGCTGAACACCCTGCATTACCTCGTTCATTACATTTCCTGGCACATGCACCGGTCCTTGTTCTACTCCTACATTTGGAGAATAAATAAGAGGCGAACCACTATTTCCAAATCCTGAACTCGGCGTTTGACTACTTAAAGGAAGGTCGTCAATACGTGTTGTGTCACTCATTGCTAAAGAATATCTATATTCAGATGTAGATATACATATTCGTATATTGAAGAGAGACCATTTTAGACGCAATGCCCAAATATCGTATTTAGGTTGGAATGATATTTAATTCATCTTCACTTCTTTCTTGCTTGGATCGCATTTAACCGCGTTTGTCTTATACTGATAACACTTGTCATCCAACTTATATGTATCATTCTCTAAATCCTTCAGTGGAGGAGCACGAAATGTAATACATGACCGGTCTTTGCATACCTTTCGAAACAATGATGCAATGCCAAGACCAAGAATAATCGAGATAATAATTCGTCCTGTTTCCGTATGAAGTAAACGTTGAAATCCCATAATATGATTGTAAACCTACTTTAATATATACTGATATAAATTAGAGTCATATTTCAGTATATAGATATAATTTATACCCTATTGAACAGGTATCTTCTTCAATTGACCCTTCACTTTATCACACGGAACCTCCTTTGCTTTAAATGAAAAACAATTATCGGCGCGGTCTTTAAATTGAAAATTACGCAGATTGTCCGGCGTGGGATAGACATAAATAATCTTCGGATTCGGCACCGAGATGTATACATAAAAGAGACCAACTGAGAGACTTATAATGAAAATCGGTAGAGAAATATGGTCAAATAAATTAAACATTCTGTGGATATGGATGTGGTGGATGTTATATACTATTGCGATAATAACGCATTTGATTGCGCTGCTACCGGTCCTACTGGTCCTACTGGTCCTACCGGACGTATTTGACCTACCGGTTGACTTACAATCCGATTGTCAGCAATCCACTTTGGCATAATCACCGGCATATACAATTCATGATAACTGTATTTCTTCTGCGAGAGATTAAACTCATGATCATTGTACATTTGAACCAACGCACCATTCGCATTTTCGTTCGTCTCCACTTCCGAATAGATATACTTTGTCTCACGCAACTTCATATACGCTGGTTCTATATCTGTTTGATACAAAACGAGAATATCATCAATGATACTTCGATTCTTCCATTCCGAATCACGAAATTCTGTCATATACTCCTTAATCCGCGCAACTTTCTCGGAAATAACGCGGGTATGCGTTTCGGTATCTTGACGAAGGTCATCATTATCAGTAACACTTAGATAATAACTCCTGAACTCGGTATACATTTTCAATTGCTCCTGCAGTTTATGCTGAACTGCGTCAAACTTTTCAAGTAGTTCATTCTCGTTAATAAACATGAACAAGAGATCTAACTTCATACGAATAATCTCGTCCTTGGTCGCACGGACCTCTTCGAGAGACTCATTCATCAATGTTTCTAAACTCGCATATTTTCCACGCGAAACTTCTATATGAAACCCACATGGTTGAGAGATATTTCCGCATATTGCTTTCAATTTACCATCTGTTTCAGTGAATATCGAACCACCTTCCTGTTTACAAACAATACACGTCGGTTTAATCATCGCAAGACGTTTTGTTTTTTGTTGTGATGAAAGAGATTTCCAGTTTATAATTGGATCATTCATCAGGCGTTGTCTCCGTTTTTCAAGCGCAGAATTGTATTTTTCTTTAAATGAATAATATCCATGAATCGCGTCGTTTATTTTGACACGTTCTTCTTCGGGGATAAGTTGGTAAGGGTAAATCAATCCGCGGAATTCATTGGGGTCGGCCGCACGTTGGAGATGCTTTTTAAGTGCATCTTCTTGTTTGCGTGTCATTTCTAGCAGAACACGGGTTGCTTTTTTAAGGGTATCGCGGGTTTCTTGTTGTCGTTTCTCTTCAGCAATTCTTGAAGCTGCCGCACCACCGCCGCCACCATATTGCGTGTTTACACGTTCTTGAATTGCTGCATGTAAATTTTGATACACGGATTCTGACATCTATTCTATCTATTATACTATGCTAAGAATCAAATAATAATAACTAAACGTCTATTCCTCTCAATTAGGCGTACTCACGTTTCCAATAATCCTCATCCGGACTCTTCCACAGAGGAAGATTGGTAAGCATACCCATTCCATTTCCTGCAGGATTGATCCGACAATCCATCGGAATTCCTTTACTTTGGGCGTAGTGACTTGCATTTACCATTTTGAGTTTCGAGAGAATATATTCTTGTTGTTGACGCTTCTTTGCTTCTATTTCAACTGGACTTGGTTTACCTTTGTAACGAAGATATAAGAATACGCCTAAACATAAAAAAAACCCGAGACCTACTGTAAAGTTAAATGTCTGTGTATGATAATAATCTTTAACCTTATGACACTGCTCGAGAGATTTACTCAAAAAATATCGAACACCTGGTTCGATCAAGGTTGGTGCAGGAGCATTATCGTTCATCGCCATCACTAGTATAAACAGAAAAAATAACAAAAGAATGAAAACGCGGGCGAGACGCGACGCGATACAAATAATCCATATATAATGTAGTTACATAACACAAGACCACTACATTACATGGCCGAATTAAGTTCATCTGTAGCCATCGGGTTCTTTTTGGTTCTATTTGCCGGATATTCATATTACAAATACAAGAAGAATGGCGAACTAAGTGGCGGCGTAACCTTCATGTTTTTTATTGTTCTCATCACCGGTGAATACTTCATCAACCTCGCAATGTCGAAAGATATATGCGGGTTTGATCAAGAAAAAACCGCACTTATTGCTACTCTATTACCATGGTTTCTTGTTTTAGGAGCATTAAAAGCCGCGTTGGTCGTATTTCCTGGATGGTTAACACCATTTAGTAATACTTTCGGTTACATGTTTGTTTCTGTAGCAACCGATTTAAAGCAAGTATTTAATGATATTTTAACACCACAATTTGATTTAGCGCCAGCAAAGGATGGCGGAAGCGGTCAAAAAGGCGGCAGCGACGACAGTACTGGTGGATTAAAAGACAGTGCGGATATACCTGAAGACAATGTCAAAAATAAGCAGGATATTGGTCGCGCCTTAGAGCAAATTTATACCGATCAATCAATTCTTCTTAATGAACTCAATCTTGATAACCTTGACCGCTTCTGGGACAGTTTCAAAGAATCACGCTTGATCCGACCTTCCGCCAAAATAGAAGACTTAGAGAAAATTCGAACATTTTTAATGATGAAGACAATTGTCGGCGAATTTATATGGTTAGTTTTATGCGGCATGTTGGTTGTTAGTATTAGTTATAATTATTTACTAAATATGGGTTGTTCTTTCACACCTGAACAACAAAAGATACGGGCTCAGGTGCTCAAAGAGACACAGGACGCTGCAAAGAAGAAGGAAATGGAAGAAAAGAATAAGATATCGACCGTCACAGCGTGAGCACAAGACAACGAAACGAGACTAGACAAATACTCGCACGGCAGGCAACGAAATATAATACACTGTTACATAGGATAAAATACCCAGAATGATTGCAATCAACCAAATCGGTAAAATCGTCTTACTAGAATACCCTATTCCAAATTCGCGTAAACTGCCATCATCGTTATAAATAAATGATGGATTCGCGTATTGAACTAATGCAAATACTATAGTATATAACAAAATTGCCGCGCCAGCTAAATTATTTCGAATCATCGATTTTATCGTGTTCATTCTGTATTATACTAGTCTTACTACTAGTATATTACAATATTAGTTTTACACCACTTTATTCATCATCCTCATCGTCCTTCTTCTTCTTCTTCGACTTTTTCGACTTCTTCTTTTTATCCGAGTCGTCATCCTCTTCGTCTTCGCCCCCTTCATCTCCGTCATCACTACCTAATACCGATTTGAGTTGTTTAAATATCATTAACCATTGTTTGGCAAGGCATACTAGGTATTTCGATAAAGTAAGCACATCTTTATCTGCATCATTTTTCTTTAAGTTCTCATGGTTTTTCTTCAATAGTGTTATATACATCTCGCCGCCTTTAATTGCCTTATTTACAACTTCGGGTGTTAATTCTTTCCACACCTTTTCTTCTTTTTTTTTATCATCTGAGTTAACCAATCCATCATACATTTCAACTGCTCCTCCAATAAATTTCATTGCAAAATCCTGGTTATTCTCTTTATTTATCGATTTACTCTCCTTTTTGAAAAAATCATTCTCCACAACCTTCGTATAATTCTCCTTTGCAGTATCATTTTTCGGTTTATTTCCAATAATATCATTAAATGGCCAGTATTTATCTGCAACGTTTTTGATATTTTTCAAACTATTTACTAAAGACTCCTTCCACTTCTTTTTTTGAATCTTCGGTGGTTTGAAACCAAGTTTCGCACAATCTTTATCAACATTACCACCACTAGTATTTCCTTCGATGAACCCTTCATATGATGGCATCGATTCTCTGAAAATCAATGTTCCGCCGGCAACGACAACAAACGCCACGAATATTGCAATTTCCCTTCTCCGATAATACAAATAAAGTAGCATCGCCGAGAGAATAATATAAATTACCGTTTCTTTATTCATTACAATTGAATTCTTCTTTATATTATTCAAATACTAATTATTTCATCACCTACTTATTCATTCCATTCCATTAGTCCCAATCACCTCCGCCGCCTCCGCCTGCCGCGCCACCACCGTAT